GCTCGCCGATGTAGTCCTTCGCCGTGCGGAACGCATCGCCGACAGCCTTCACGCCTGCCTTGAGCAGGTCGAACTGCGGCCTGACGCCCTTGTTCCACAGCCAGGTCGCCCGGTCGACGATCCACCCGAAGGCGGGCTTGATCGCGTTCGTGTACAGCCACTTCGCCTGATTGCCGATGCTGGTGAACGCGGGCTTGAGGGCGTTCTCCCACAGCCACTTGCCGACCTTCGCCACAGCACGGAAGGCGACCATCATCGCGTCGAACTGCGGCTTGATCACGTTGCGGTACAGCCACACCGCAGCCGAGGCGATCGCCTCGAACGCAGGCTTGATCGCGTTCCTCCACAGCCAGCCCGCGCCGACCCCCAACGCCTTGAGCACGGCGATGATCGGCAGGATCGCGGCGACGACAATCGCCGTGAACAGGATCCGGGCTGCGAGCGAGATCGCATTCCAGGCGGGCTTGATGGCGTTCGTCCACAGCCACATCGCCGCCTGGCCGAGCTGCTGCAAGCCCTGCCAGAGCTGCATGAACACCGGCTTGAGGACGTTGTTCCACGCCCACAGGGCAGCCGTCTGAATCGCCGACCAGGTAGCCTGCACCGCAGCCCGGAACCAGCCGAACTTGTTGTAGGCGTAGATGACCGCGGCGACCAGGGCAACGATCCCGATGATGATCAACGTGATCGGATTGGCGGCCATCGCAGCGTTGAACGCCCACACGGCGATCGTCCACAGCTTCGTCGCGATGTAGGCGGCGTAGATGCCCTGCACCAGCCACGGCGCATTGGTGGCGATGATGCCGATCGCCTCGGCCAGCCCACCCAGCGTCCTCAGCAGGATGCTGCCGATCGGCCCCAGGGCCTTACCGACGTCGAAGAGCGCCCCGAAGATCTTCCCCAGGGCGTCGGCGACAATCGGGCCCTGCGTCGCCGAGTAGGACAGGAACTTCTCGAACGCCGGCGAACCCTTCAGCCCCGTCCCCCAAGCCGAGAACCGGCCCGCAATCCGCTGCATGGTCGAGGAGATCGAATCCATGTGCGGCAGGAACGCGTCGACGACGCCGACCATGCCCTTGAAGACCCGGCCGAAGCTGACGCCCAAGCCCGTGATCGCAGGGCCCACAGCGCCGGCCAGTTCCGACTTGAACTGCTGCCACCACGGCGACTTGAAACCGCGCGAGACCCGGTCCTGCAGGTCGCCGATCGCCTTGGCTGCGGCCTGCACAAACGGGGTGAGGCTCGGCAGGCTGTTCTTCAGCCCGTTCAGTGCCCGAGTGAAGATGGGCATGACGGCGGGCTGCAGCGCCCTCGACCAAGCCGAGAACGCCGTCCGCAAGCCGACGAAGGCGTTCAGGGTCGCCCTGGCCGACGGCGTCAGCTTGTCCAGTGCTTCCTGGTACTTGGCCTGCGCGAGAGCAGCCTGATCGACGCCCCCGGCCGCCGAAAGCGACGCGGAGGCAATCTGCCGCTGAGCCGAGGCGATCGAATCGGCCCCCGACTGCTGCGCCTGCACGACCCGCTCCTGCGCGCGGGCAATGTTCTCGGCGCCAGCTCGCTGCGTCTCCGCAACGTTCTTCTGCGCCTCCGACAGCTTCACCTGGGCGTCGGCGATCGCCCTGGTGTTCTCGATCTGCGTCCGCGCGACGCTCTCCTGCGCCTTCTTCAGCGCAGTCGTCTTGTCGACAACCCCCTGCTGAGCCGCGGCAAGGCGCTCCTGGGCGTTCTTGACGCTATCGCTGCCCTCGACGCCAGCCTTGTTCGCAGCTGCCGTATCCGACTTGAGGCGTTTGGCCTCAAGCTGCTGCTCCTTCAGGTGCTGCTTGGCCTCGTCGAACTGCAACTGGGCCTGCTGCCGCTGCAGCGCGGTCGCCTTCGACCCGGCAGCGTTCACCGCGTTGAGGTTCTGGCGCGCCTCGGCCACTCGCAGCTCGGCGTCCCGCACGCTGAGCTGCGAGTCGACGAGCTGGTTGTTCATGTCCTGCAGCTGGCGGGAGGCCTCCTTGCGGGCCGCCGTCAGATCCAGCTGTGCCTGACGGGCAGACTTCTGCGCCGTAGCCAGGTCCCGTTCCGCCTGGACGACCTGCTCGTTCGCCTGCTCCATGCGGTCCGCGGCCTGCGCGTAGGCGTCGGATACTGACTGCCGGGCCTGCTTCACCTGCGCGGCGGCCTGAGCATTCGCCTGCGCCGCCTGCCGCACCGCGTCGCCCACGCCGCGCTCGGCATCCGCGATCTGCCGGGCGGCGTTACGGCGGGCCGTCGCCAACGCCTGCTGCGCCCCCGCCATCTGAAGGGCCTTCGAAGCGCCCGCCCCGTTCGCCTGCGCACCCCGCAGCGTGGAGTTCGTCGCGGCATCCTGCGCAGCCTTCTGCGCCTGCAGCACCGTCCCGATCTGCTTGAACGCAGGCACCGCCACGAGGGCGATCGCGCCCACGCCGGCAGCAGCCGCGGTGCCTGCGGCAGCAACGGCACCAAGCCCGGCGGCGATCACCGGAAGGACCGGCAGGATCGCCGGCCCCAGCGCGATCGCCGCGAATACCAGGCCGTTGATGCTGGCCGTCGCCGAGGACGCATCGACGTCGACGTGCTGGCCATCAAGCCGGTTCACGGCCGCCTGGAACGCCGCCAACTGTGCCAGTGCAGCGCCAGCGTCCACCCGGACGGCAACGTCAGCGTCCTGCGCCGAGAGCCTCGCCAGGCGGGCCCGAATGTCGTCGACACGGGCAAGCGCCTCACCCGCATCGATGTCGATGCCTACCCGCTGATCCTTCAGTGCCGTCAACTGGGCGCGCAGCGACGCAATCTCTGCCTGAGCCGGAGACGTGTCGGCATCAACGTTGACGTTCGGCAGCGACGCCTCGGCCTGCTCGACTGCCGCCCGCAGGCGGGCACCCAACCCACCGTCGGTCTCGATCCGGACCCGGGCAGGGTCGGCCGTCAGCTCGTCGATCTCGGCGCGGATCTCGGCGAGCGCTGCCCTGGCCGCCGCCGTGTCGGACCGTACCGCCACGTTCGGGTGCGCGGCGCCAAGGCGACGCAGACGCTCCTCGATGTCGGCGATCTCCGCGTCCGCCGTCGCCACGTCGACATCGATGCCGATGCGCCGGTTCGACAGGGACTCGAGTCGGGCCCGCAGCCGTGCCAGCTCGGCGTCAACGCCCGTGTCGGACAGCTTGACGTCCAACTTAGGCATGGAACGGAACGCCTCAGTGAGCTTCGCCCGCAGAGAGCGGGCAAACGCGCCACCGGTGTCCGCGCCCTGCCGGGTGGCGGTCGGGCGTGCCGCCTTCGCACCGTCGTTGATGCCGTCGCGCACCGCCGGAGCGATGTGCACGGCGAGTTGACGGCCAATGATCTTGCCGACCTCGTTGCCGATCTCAGTCGCCGGAGGAACCAGGGCTGCCCGCAGACGCCCTTCGATCCCTTGCGCATTGGGCACAACATCGACTTCGACGGATCCGACGGAGATGGCGGGCACCGGGAGCCTCCTCCCGGCGCCCTACGAGGCGCCCCCGTTGATCAGCGTGAACAGGCGGTTAGCCTGCGCGTCAGACATCTTCTGCTTGGGCCGCAACTGCTTCGCCCCTGGCCTCCGGATCGGCTCCGGAGGTCTCGGCCGCTTCGACTTCTGCTCCGTGTTGACGCACAGCAGCACGTACTCAAGGCGGGCCACCCGGTCGGCGACCATCGCCAGAAGCTGCTCGGCCTGCGACCAGCGGCCTTTCTCCGGCTCGCCCTTCTCGCCTTGTTCCGCCAGCTCATCGTCCGGCAGGGTGTTACGCAGGGCCGTCCATGTCGCCGACTCGGGCGGCAGGTGCTGGATGAGGACCCGCAGCCTGCGCCACGACATCTGCCCGCGGTGCACATCCAGCAGGTCGGCGCCCTGGTAGTAGCGCAGCAGGTCGGCTTCTACCGCCTCCGCGTGCGCCTCGACGACTGCGCGGGTCCACGCGAGTTTCCCAGTGACTCACCGGCCATCCGGGAGGCCCGCTCGGTGAAGTCGATCCACTCCTCCATTGTCGGGTCGAGTTCCAGGAACAGCTCGAAGTCGTCCGGGTGGAAGACCTTCTCCGCGAAGGCGTCGATCTGCCCGTTGTTCAACAGGCGCTGCCAGGAGGTGCGCCACGCCGTCGGCGGGACGATCTGGACGTCCTCCCCGCACAGCTCGACGGTGATGTACTGGCCCTCCGCTTCAGCCTCCTGGGCCTCAGCGGGAGTGGCCTCCGTTTCCTCGACGTCTTCCCTGCGGGACGTGGGCCGGGATGCGGCTCGCGTCGCTCCCGGCTTCCTGCTGCTGGTCTTGCGTGTTGTGGTTGCCACGGCGCGGGCTCCTCATCTGTGCGGCGCGGGGCTGGGGTTGAAGGTGGGCGGGCCGCGCCCGCGCCAACGGGGCACCGGACGGTGCCTACGGTCCGCCCACCAGCTCAGGAGCCCGAGTAGGCAGGCGTCACCGGGATCTTGTCGACGTGGTAGACCGTGTTCCCGGACTCGTCCGGGTAGGTGGTGATCGTCCACTCGTAGCCGGACATCTCGTCCTGCTTGAACGTGACGTCGCTACGATCGTTGATCTCTCCCTGCGGGACGTAGAAGCCCTTGTAGGCATCGCCGTCGATCACCAGGAACCAGAACGCGCGCCTGTCCGGGACCGGGCTCGCGGTCTCCGCGTACTTCGTGAGGCCGTCACCGTCCGGGACCAGATCGGCGGCGTCCAGGCGGTACTGCAGCGACTGCACCGCCACCCGCGACGTCTCCCACACCGTCAGCCCGAACGTGCGCACGCTCTTGGTGATCTGCGTGCGGAACGGCGACGTCAGCCCCCACGGGGTGAACTCCTGGGAGTCCTCGTCGAAGCCGTAGACGAGGCCGTCGTCCGAGATGGCGCCCAGCGGCTCCCACGGCGACGTCGGCTGGTTTCGGGGATCGGCGGGCGCAGTCGTACCGACCGGCGCCACCCATGCCCCGCCGTTCGCTCCCACCAGGGCGAGGTCCGCGGCGCGGGTGATGTTGACCATGATGTCTCCAGACATGCGAAAGCCCGCGCACGGGCGGGTGTTGACGGGGTCCGGCGCGGGCCCAAAATCCGGTCAGGGAACCGGGTGACAGAAGATCTCGTAGGTTGCGCCCATGCGGCGCAGCGCGGTGTTCTCGTAGTCGCGGGGGCCCGGCAGCGTCAGCGCCCGGATCCGCCCGAAGACGACCGTCTCCCCAGCCGTGCCGGGTAGTTCGCCCGTCAGCCAGGCGTGCACAGCACGGCTCCACGTGATGGCATCCGCGCGGGTCGCCCCGAACACGTCCATGTCGACGAGGAAACGGGCCAGAAGGAGGCCATCATCACTGCCGGCCGGAACCTGCTGGAAGCGGATCGTCGGCAGCTCGTTCAGGAGGTTGTTGTCGAGTTCGTCCCGCACCACTGCGTCCGGGAACCGGGCGGTGCTGCGGGTGATGAGCTCCAGCTCGATGTCGGCGAGTGCGGTCACTGGTTCCGACCGCCCAACTGGGCAGCCCGCAGCAGCACGTGATGGGCAGGGACCCGTTCGGTTCCGTACTCGACCCAGCGGGCGTAGTAGGCGGAGTTGCGGACGTAGCCGACGGCTCGGTCGCGGCGCCGCCCGCCGCGTGCGGTGCTGTCCGTCTCCCACGACTCCTTGTAGTGGCCGGGATGTGGGCCGCCCTCGCCCACCGGGGACAAGGCGACCGCGACACCCTTGATGACCTCGGCGCGGCCCAGCATCGCCGCCTGCATGGCGGGTGAGCGCAACAGTTGGCCCACTCCTTTGCGCTTCATCTTGAACCGTGCTGCCATAGCCACCTCCAACTACAGGCCAGGGGGCGGACATGGACGTGAAGGGCGTGCTCGGCACGATCAGCTTCGACGGGGAATGGATCACCATCACCAAGACACCGATCGGGCCCAAACCGGCGCCGACACGGCTACGAGCAGCGGACATCCAGGGCACGCGTCTCAAGCCTGGAAACCGCCTGTTCCACGGCTACGTACAGTTCCTGCTTCCCGACGGCCGGCCAGCAGACGAGAAGCCTTCGGGGAGTTTTGGCGGTGGCAGGCCCCCATGCGAGGATCCGTACAGCCTCTCCATCCCCCGCAAGAGCAACGACGCCGCCGTGAAGCTGATCGCCGCCGTCGAGCAGGCGCGCGGCTAACCGGTGACACGGTCGGCGGCGAACTGGATGACGCCGCGAGTGCCGGTGAACGGTGAACGCCCCCAGTCGCCAGGCTCGCCCGTGATGTCGCACTTCACTCCGCGCACCATCACCTGATCCGTGGTGCGCAGCGGCAGCCGGGCAGTAGGCGGCTGGTCGGCGGGAACATAGATGGTCCAGCCGACGATGACGGTGTCCCTCGCCTGCTGCTGCTCGCCGCCCACCTGAGGAGTCTCCTGCCGCGGGGTGACGACGCAGCGCACAAGGGCGAACGACTCGTCCGGGCCTGGCAGAGGCTGGCCACGCGGCCCCCGGCCCGGAGAGGTGCCAGTACGCAGCACGCGCACGGTCTCCCCGAACGGGTACGGCATCAGCTGTACCCCCAGCCGGGTTCGAACTCGTCCGCGAACCCGGCGTCGTCGATTGGCCAGGTCGGTGACGGGTCCGCCGTCGCCGGTGTCGGATCGACCGTGAACGCCCCGCCGCGGCCAGCCAGCGACTTCAGCGCCGACTTGTCGGCTTTCGTCAGATACAGGCCGCCCGAACCCGTCGGACGCTGCACCGACATAGGGCCGATCGTCTCGTAAGACACCTGCTGCGGATTGACGTAGGCCCTGCCGGCAACCGACAGCACGACCGCTTCGGCGCCTTCGGGGAGCGGCTTGATGACGGTCTGGCAGAGCTGGATTGCCGTGTCCAGCAGCAGATCGGCACGGTTGCCGTCGATCTCCCCGAGCCCCAGGTAGAGGCCGAGCTGTTCGGCGGTGGGAGGAACGAACGCCATGCCGACCTCCTAGGCCAAAGACTCCACGGCACTGCACCAGGCAGCCAGATCAGCGGCGGGATCGAGCTCGGCAGACCGGGCCTTCGCCCGCTTACTGGCCAGCCGGTACTCGGCCGCGGTGAGAAGCTTCCGCAGCACCACCTCGTAGCCGGCGACGTCGTTGCGGTCGACGAAGACGCCTGCCTCGCCGAGCGACTCGCACAGTCCCGGCGTGGGGTGGGCGACTACGGGAATGCCGCTCGCGAGCGCCTCGACGCCCGCCCTCCCCCACGACTCATACGAAGACGGCATGAGCAGCACCTTCGTGCGGCCGTACACCTTCTCTCGCATGTCCTCGCCTGCGACGTGCTCAACGATCTCGACGTTGGGGAGATTGGGGAGGATCTGCTCGCCGTAGGCGCCCTTCACCGCGAGGAACTGCTGGTCCGGCATTCGTTCGGCGAGGGCCTTGAAGACCTTGCCGCCTTTCTCCGGGTTGCAGTTGATCAGCGTGATGGCCTTGCCGGGCTTCGTCGCGTACTCGTCGGCGAACACCGGCGGGCGCACGATCAGGCTAGAGGCGGGCCGGATCGACTTCGGATACTCGGCGAAAAACAGCTCCGCCTCCTGCTCCATCCACCGTGAGTTGTAGACCGCCAGAGCAGTGCCTCCGGCAGCCATGTCACGGAAGGTCGGCAGGTGCGTATTGTGGCAGACCACGGCCAGCTTCTTGCCGTAGCCGCGGGCCAACGACGCCGTCGACGGCACCGTCTCCAGATGAGCCAGCAGCAGGTCCGCCTTACGGACCGCAGACGGGAAGTCGAGTCGCGAAGCCAGCGGCACAACCTTGATGCCGCGGTACTCGTACTCCTTGCTCGCCGCCCCATAGCGGGACAGCCACACGGACACGTCGTGCCCGCGCTCCACCAGGGGCCGCAGCATCGACACGAGCATGTGCTCGGCGCCCGCATTGTGCTCCGGCGGCATCGCATGAACGCGGGCCACGATCTTCAGGGGCTTGGCTGCCCCGCCCGGCGCGGAAGCCGGGACAGCCCTCGCCATCAGGAACCGCTCGGGGTGCCGGTGAACTTCACGAACGCGTCCGCGTCGCCCATCACGAAGCCGTAGTAGGCCTCCGCGAGGATCAGCACCAGGTTCTCCTGGAACGCCGAGTGGACGCCGCCGTCCTCGTCCACGTAGGTGGCCTGGTCGGAGATCCGCACCGTGATGTCCATGCCCACGCCATAGGCCGCCTGCGACCAGTCGCCGCCGATCGCCCGCAGGCCGGTGTCCGTCGACGCGGACTGCCTGCGCTGCTTGCCCGACACACTGCGCGAGTACGCGAGCGGCTCGCCGATCAGCGTTCCGGCAGCCGCCATGTCCGTGCCCGGCGTCTGGGTGTCGACCAGGATCGGCCGGCCCGTCGTGTCCGTCGCGAGGAGCAGCTTCGGCTTCAGGCGGTGGTCCGCGACCGTTCCGGTGTAGTCGTAGTCCTCGTCGATGACGAGGTCCATGCCCTTGACCAGGTCCGCCCAGATGCCGCCCTGGCCCTGCGCCGTGGTGCCCAGCGCGACGCTCTGCGACGTCATGGCAAGGTACTCGGTGAAGGGGCCGCTTGCGCCCTTCATGGTCTTGCCGTGGATCGCCGCGTGATCGAAGGCGCGAGCGAACGCGGTCGGCAGGTCCGCCTGCAGCTGCTGGTAGAGGCCAGCAGTGTTCGTCCGGGCAACCTCCATGGCGACCGGGATGAGGACGGCGAGCTTCTTGGCGGTCATGTGCTTGACGTCGATGCCGCCCGTCGACAGAGGCTTCTTCTGCCCCTGGCCGACCCAGTCCGCGGTCGGCACGTCCATCGGGATCGGCACCGACGTGGTGGCGTCCAGGGCGAGCGGCGCCTGACGGGCGAGCGCCATGACTGCGGACTGCTCCTGGCTCTTCTCGAAGATCGGAGCGGTGATGGTCCGCGGGAGGAGTTCCTCCGGCAGACCAGACGTCGTGATCGGGGCCGTAGCCACCATGATTTACCTCTTTCAGCGACCAGGAAGCCGCGACTTGAGCCAGCCGTCGAACTCGTCCAGCGGGCTGGGGGCCTTTGTCTTGTTGGCGCCGGACGCCTGAGTGCGGTCCGGTGCGGGACGCCGCGGGCCCTCCTGGGGCTGGGTCTTCGCCCAGTGCGGCTTGCGCTCCAAGAGCGCTTCGAGGTCCGCCTTGATGGCCGCCTCGTCGATGTCGCCCGAGTCCTCGTCGATGTACGAGTCGAGGTCCAGCGCGCCGACCGCGTCTTCCGGGTCGGCGAACGATCCGCCGGCCAGCGCATGCACCTGGCTCTTCACCAGACGCTTCCGAGTGGCGGCGATCCGGTCGTTGGCGGCCTGCAGCTGCTCGGTCAGCCGCTCCGTCTCCGACTTCTTCGCGTCCTCGAACTCCTTGGCCTTCTTCGCCAGCGGTTCGAGCTCCTTCAGGCGCTTCCGGAGGTTCGCAGCCTCCGAGTTCGCCTTGCGGATCTTCGCTTCGGCCTGCTTCCGGTCGAACGGCTTCTCCTCGCCGCTGGTCTCCGCCTCCTGGGCGTCGTCCTGCTGCTCGGT